GGCCAGCGCGCGATGCCGAGCCGCTCGGCGCACCAGAGCGCGCCGACCGCGCAATCGAGCGCCTCGTTGCGCGCGCCGGCGGTCTTCTTCGTCCACACGTAGCGCTTGCCGCGGGCGGTGCGCTGCTCGATGCGGTGCTCGGCGGCGAGCTGCTCGAACCACTCGATCGGCAGCTCGTGCGACAGGTGTACGCGGCCGGCGCGGATGCGGGCGAACAGCAGGTCCTTGGCGGCGTTTACGCCCACGGCCCAGAGCTTGACGCCGTGCTTGATCACGCCGCCGCGCCAGTTGACGTCCACCGGCGAGGCCTTGCCGAGGATCGGCATGCCTGGCCGGTCGACACCCTTGGTGGCGGCGATCTTGCGCCAGCTCGGCATGCGGCGCACGAATCGATAGACGTCGTGCGTGTAGTGGCCGCCGGTGTCGACCGCGGCGGCTTCGATGCCGATGCTGCCGCCGGCGGCGTGCGGGTACTTGGCGGCGAGGGCGGCGTCGAGCTTGTGCCAGTCGCCTTCGAGGCCTGGGTTGGCGGGGATCACCAGGTGATCGACGGTGTACATCTCGTCGCCGCCTTCGGCGAAACCCCAGACGCCGAGCTCGAAGCGATCGTCCTGCACGTCGGCGAAGGCGAGCAGCAGCAGCGCGCTGGCCGGCACGACGCGCAGCGGAATCTGCGCGGCGCGCGCGTGCAGATCGTTGGCGATGAGCTTCTCGGCGGTCTCTTCCCAGGTCTCGGCCAGGCGGGTGTTGATGAACGTGCGCAGCGGCTGCAGGTCGCCGGCGTGCTCGCGCTCTTTCGCCTCCAGCCACTCGCGCGCCATCGACTCCCAGCTCAGCCAGCCGAGCGGTGAATACAGGCTGTTGAGGTGGTAGCTGCGTCTGCGCTCGGCCGGCCGCTCGGCGCGCCATTCGCCGCCGGCGAGCATCTGGTCCTTGTGATGCTCGTCGATCGATGTGCCGCAGCTCTCGCAGACGTAGCGCGCGGTCTCGGGCCGCGGCTCGGGGTCGCGGTCCCAGATCAAGCCCTGCCAGCGCAGCGTTTGCAGGTGGTCGCAGTGCGGGCACGGGACGTAGTAGCGGCATGCGGTGCCGCTGGTGTAACCGGCCTCGATCATGCTGCGGCCCTTGGGACGCTTGGGGCTGCTGCTGATCACGCGCTTGCGCCGGGCGAATGTGTCTTGCCGGGCGGTGGCGATCTTTGTTGGCTCGCCCTGGCCGCCGGCGTCGAGGGGGTAGTCGTCGACCTCGTCGAACAGCACGTACTTGGCCGGCATGCTGGCCAGTCCGGCGGCGGAGTTGGCGCCGGTAATGACGAGCATGCCGCCGTCGAACTCCTTGGCGAGCACGGTGTTGCCGCTGTCGCGACTGCGCGACTCGCGGATCTTTGCGCGCAGGCAGTCGTTGGCGGCGACCAGCGGGGCGACGCGCTGCTTCGAAAACTTGCGCGCGACGTCGAGCGTCGGCAGCACGAGCATGATCGGCGCTGGCTCGTGGTCGATGACGTAGGACATCAGCGCCAGCAGGCCGGTCGACTTGCCGAGCTGCGTGGCGAACATGAGCACGATCTCTTCGCACGCCGGGTCGTTGAGGTCGGCGAAGATCTGCCGCAGGTAGGGCGTGCGAGCGAGCCGCAGGGGCCCAGGCTCGGCGCTCATCTCGCGCGGCAGGACCATGCGGCCGTCGGCCCAGTGCTCGACGGTGAGCGACGCCGGCGGCGTGAAGAACTCGCGCCACAGGCGATCGACCAGGCGGAAGGCGTCGACGGCCTTGTGGTCGGTCGCGCCCATCTAGCTGCTGCCTGCCGGCGCCTCAGCCGAGATCGAGCGCATGGCGGTGCGGATCTCGTCGTGCAGCATCGCGTGGACCTTGGCGGCGTCGGACTCGGCGGCCAGGCGCTGCGCCAGGCGGTCGGCGATCGACAGCAGCATCTCGCGCGCGCCGGTGAGCTTGGCGGCCATCGCCGCCTGCACGTCGGCGGTCTGCACGAGTTCGCCGCGGCGCTCGGCGAGTTCGAGCATGGCCAGGCGCGCCTCGGTCGACTCACGTAACGTGCGCGCGACGTGGTAGCTTGTCATCGCGTCGGTGCCGCCCAGCGAGACGCCGGCGGCGGCTGGAGGCGCGTCTGCCGCTTGCGTAGGCGCGACATCCTGGCGCTGCAGCGCTTGTGCGGTCTTGCCGCTGGGCCGCACGCGGTTGGCCAGGGCGACGCGAGCCAGCTCGGCGTCGAGCGTGCCGTCGGCGTCGGTGCTCAGCACGCCGCGCTTGCACAGATCACTGATCGCCTGCCGGCTCACTCCCAGGTCGCGCGCGAGCTGCGCCGGGCGCACGCGTCGCACGGTCGATGCTGGTGAGACCATCGAAGAACCTTAGGTAGAACTCGTAGAGATCGCGGCTGGCGTGCATCGCGGTCTGCTCGATGCGTGGGTTGGTGTTCACGTTCGCCGAGCCCTCGATCGCCAGGTAATACGCGGCGGCGACGTTGGCGGCGAGGATCACCTTGCTGTGATTGCGAGCGACGACGAGGCGCACGTCGTAGTCGGCGGCGAGCTGCTGCGCGAGCTCGTACTCGTCGCCGTACTGCGACGGGAAGATCTCGCCGACGTACAGCGCCAGGCGGTCGATCTGGCCGGCATCGAGCCAGGCGCGCAGACGCTCGAGGTCGTCGCGCGCCATGCACCAGGTGGAGATCGCGACGACGTCGAACGGCATCGCGGCGATCGCGTGCGCCAAGTACGAGAGCGCGTCGACGTCGCCGTGACTGATCACGTGCCAGCTATCGCCCTCCTCGATCCGTGCCGGCAGGATGCTGGCGAGGTGCCGCTCGGCCGTCACTCGGCGCAGCGTCTTGCGCTGGCGGATCCTCGCTGCGCGCGCCTCGCCGGCGGCCGCCTCGTCGCGCGCCTGCGCGGCGAGGATCGCGGCAATGTCCGCAGCGTCGAACCCGTCAAGCAGATCGTTGCCGTCATGCACCATGTCAAGCATTGGGCCGTCCCTGACACTAGGCAGATTTCGGGGTCGATTCGCACCCGCGTGGCGAAGTCTGGGGAAGGACCCGTGACCGAGCATCGCTCGGGCCTGGTGCGTCGCCGGCGCGATCGGAGCAGGCCTGGCGCGGGCGGCGTCAGCGGCGGGCCTGGGTGGCGAGCCTGAACTGGCGGGCGAACTCGGCCGGGAACACGGCGCGGATGCGGGCGAGGATCGCCTGGCGCGTCGCGCGAGAGTTGAACATCTGGCCGACATCGACCGTGCGCACGGGCTCGATGTCTCCCTTGGCCGTCCCGGTGCGACGGGCGACGAACGTGCCTCCGGTCTTGCGGTTGGTCACGATGAACCAGGCGCGGCCACGCAGAGGAGGCTTGTCGCGTCTGATCTTGACGGATACCCCGCCGCGCGCGAGCTGGCGGGCGCCGAACGTGATCAGATTGGTCGCGCGCTTGCCGAACCTGCTGCGTACCTCGACGGTCACGGCGAGACGGCCGGCGGCGAATGCCTTGCTGACCGAGATCCGCTCGCGCGTCTTGGCAGCCGTGATGTTGTACGTCCGGCTGATCTCGCGCACGGCCACCGTGCGAGCCGCCTCGCCGGTGCGGTTGAGCGCGCGTGTGACCACTTGGCCGCGTAGTCGCTCGCTCAATTGGTCGAGGCGGCGGTAGAGCGGCGCGAACTGCGATTGGACCTGCACGCGCATCGGGGCACCTCAGACGGCGGGAGAGCAGCTCCGCCCGATCGCCGCAGCGACCGACCGTTCGTCGGCTCGGCGCAAGTCCCACTTGACGGACAGCCAGCACTGTCCTACATTACGGTCATCTGCAGGGCAATCAGGCCCGCCGCGACAAGGAGCCAGACATGAGCATCACCGCAAGAATCTACGACCGCGGCAACGGGCTGCCGAGAGTCGGCGAGCACGTGTATCACGTGGCTACCGACACGGTCTACCGCGTCGCCCGGATCATCGGGCCGATTCACACCGGCGCGCCGGGCGACGGCAACCACGTCTGGGCGGAGGTCGAAGACACCGGTCTGTCGGCGTCCGACCTCTCGGATGAGGAGTACGAGGACATGGAATACGGCATTCAGGTCGCGGATGCGGCCTGAGTGACGGAGACGCCGGCCTGCAGCCGGCAACCGCGGCCCGCGGGACAGGGCGACCGAGCCGGCCGGCAGCCGGCCGGTGAGACAACAAGAGATAGAGATGAGCCAGATGACTGTAGACGTACCGGCCCGCGGCCGGAAGTGGAAGATCGGCGCGCTCGTGCGCGACGGCGACACGCTGTACCGGGTCACGGGTGACCCGGTGCACTACCACGAGGACTGCGCCGCCAGCCAGAAGGTGGCCATCGCGCAGGAGCTGCCGGCGGACTGGCAGTGCGTGCAGCGGCTCCTAGCCATCATGCAGCATGTGCGCACCACTGGCACGCCGACACCTGAGTCGAGCGGCGCCAGGAATGGTGGGGCCGCACCTTACCCGGCCGACGCCATGCGTGAGCCGGAAGTCTTGTGGGAGGCCCGCCGGCGTGTGGATTCGTACGCGCCGTCGCCGCACATCTACATCCGCGGTGACGTGGTGATATATGTCGAGTCGGTCTACGACGGCCGGCCGATAATGACCTGGGTGCGCGACCAGGCGCTCGCCGATGAGGCGCGCTCGCTGATCGCGAGCGGGCCGAGTCTCACGCGTTACCCGGCGGTGCGCGTCCGGGTCTCGGGATGATGCGCAAGCCACTGCTCATCGACTGCGGCAAGGCCCTCTACGGGCCTCGCTGGCAGTCCGAACTGGCCCGCGACCTGGGCGTATCCGATCGCACCGTGCGCCGCTGGGTGGCGGGCACGTATGAGGTGCCCGCGGGGCTGTACCTGGATCTGCTGCGGCTGACGCAGGAGCGCGCGGCGCGGCTCGATGCGCTGGCGGTACAGCTTCGCGCGGCGGGCTGATGGGCCGTCGGCGCCGGTGCTGGCTGGACGTCCAGACAGCACCGGCGCCTAGGCCCTCTCTGTGGTGTATGTGTGACCTCTGCAGGCACCACGGGCCGAGGATGGCGCATCGTGCCCGAAAAACACCAAATCACAAAATTCAGCGCACGCGGCAAAGTGGATCCCCGCTTGCGCGGGGATGACACTGCTCGTTGCGTGGGGCCTCCAATACGTGCTGGACACCGCTTGCGCGGGGATTAGGCGTTGCGGGCGGCGGCGGCGCGAACCTTGAAGCTGGCCGCTGCGCGGCCTGGTGCGGCACGGATCAGTCGCCGTGGACGACGCTGGCGATGAGTGTGGGCCGGCTGCGGCGGGCGACGGTGGCGCGGATCTCGACGGCCTTGGGGGCGCGCCGGCGGCGGGTGGGGTCGAGCGGCTCGCCGGCCTGGCGCTGGGACAGCAGGCGGGCGAGCAGGCGCCAGAGTTGCCTTCGCCGCTCGTCGAGCACGCTCTGGTCGAGCCGCAGCTTGGCGGCGAGACGGGCTTGCGTCGGGTAGGCGGCGAGGGCGAAGCGCGCCAGATCGGCGGTGGCCGGACGGGCGGCCAGCAGGGTGATCAGCTCGTGGGTCTCGCGCTCCTCGCAGTAGGTGCGGGGCAGCGCCTGGTCGCCGGCTGCCCAGTCGGACCGCGCGCCGGCGCGCAGGCCGGCCCAGGTGGCGACCTTGGGCGCGCCGCTCATGCCGGCGCCCACGCGCCAGGCACCCCAGCGTTCGAGGCGGGCATCTTCGGCGCCGCGCCGCCTCACCGCGGCCTCGGGCGGTAATGGGACGGCGACGGGAGGGCCGGGAACTCGACACCGTAGACGATCGGCGTGCCGATCTCGTGCGCGCCCTCGACGGCGTGGAACGTGGGCTCGCCGCGCAGGCCGGCGCGGATCTGGGTGTCGATCGCATCGGCACCGAAGGCGGCGCGCAGGGCGTCGATGAAGGCCGCGGTCTCGGGCATCTGCGCGCGCAGGCTCATAGCGTGTCGACCACGTGGCGCAGCGCGCGTTCGACCGCCGCCTCGACCGCGGCCGGCTGCAGGGCGTGCGGCAGACCGACGTCGACGGTCTTGCGCTCGAGCTCGAGCACGGCCGCCTCGTAAATCCGCCGGCCGATCAGGTGCGCCTGCTGGTGAGCGACCCGGCGCACGGCTTGGCGGTCGGAGTGTTTGAGCTTCGTTGCTTCCATCTTCCCTACCTTCCCTACTGAGATGAGGTGTCGCACGTGACGCGCGGGCGCGTCGCCCGCGTCGCGCCCGTCGCGCCTGCGCGCTACGTGCGAGGCGAAATCCGGTAGGGCATGTTAGGAACCCCTAGAACGGCAGCGGGTCATCGTCCGCCTCCTTTCGTGGCTGCGCGGGCTGGCGAGCTACCGTCGACGTGGGCGCCTTCTGCGGGGCCTGGTACCAGTAGCGGGTCATGCCGTTGCGTCGTTCGATCTTCGTGCATCCGAGTGCGTGCAGGGCCCTGCCGATGCGGGTCTGCAGGTCGCGCGTGAGCTGGGCGTAGACGACGTGCAGGCAGCGATAGGCGGCATCGGCGGTGGAGAACAGGCCGCCGTGGGCTGCGCGGGCTGAAATCTCGTCGGCGTTGGGGTCGAGCACCCAGTCGTGCAGCGCGTCGATCAGCGACTCCTGGATCACGCGCCGTCGCTGCTCGGGGGCAAACAGCTCGCGCTGCTGCTCGGGCGAGGGGTAGTAGGGCTCGCCGGCGTCGTAGTCGGCGAGCGCCTCGGCGAACAACTGCGGCAGCGTGCGGCGCAGCCAATCGATGTCGATCTGGCCGGACACGCGCACCGGCCAGAAGCGGCGCGCGCCCTGCCCCTCTTTGATGTAGTCGTCTTGGTTGGTGGTACCGATGAAGACAGTCTGCCGGGGGCAACGGATCTCGCGCTTGCCGTAGACGGGCCTGAATTCGTCCACCGCGCGCGAGAGGAAGCTCTTCTGCCGCGAGGCCTCGGCGCGGGTGACGCTATCCATCTCGCTGAACTCATGCAGCCATTTGCCGCGTAGCGCGGAGAGCGAGTCCTTGTGCATGAGGTCGAGGTCGGTGTCGCTGTACCAGGGCCCGCCGAGCACCGCGCACAGGGTGCTCTTGCGCAGGCCTTCCTCGCCCTCGAGCACGAGCGCGTAGTCAAATTTGCAGCCGGGCTGCATCACCCGGCGCACCATGCCGCGCAGGAAGAAGCTGGAGACCGCGCGCGCGTACTCGCAGTCGGTGACGCCGGCGGCGCGGATCAGCCATTCCTCGAGGCGACGCTCGCCGTCCCAGGCGAGGGATCGAAGGTGGTCGCGCACCGGGTGGAAGCGGTGCTCGCGCGCGACGGTCTCGACGGCCTCGGCGACGAGCTCGGCGTGCGCGGTCATCGAGTAGTGGTCGGAGAGCCAGATCGCCGTGCGCGAATCGTCTTCGCCCTCCCACTCTCCGGCGCGGCCGAAGGCGTAGGGCGGAACCGTGCGCTTGAGCGTGCGCTGCGAGAATTCGTCGAAGCCGATCACGCCGCGCCAGCGATCGTCGCAGCGCAGGATGAGCGTGATGTTGGCCAAGCACGGCTCGGCGCCGGTGCGGCCCCAGCGCAGGCGGCGGCTCCAGTCGTCGGCGTCGCCGGGCGGCGGGGGGCGAACGCCGCCGCCGGCCCGCGCAGCCCGCGAGGGGTCGGCAACCCCATCAGCGCCTGCGGCGGCGGGCAGCGGCACGGCCTGGCGCAGGTTCTCGGCGCGCAGCCAGTGGCGCACGCGCTCGAGGGGCGTGCCTTCGCCGGCGGCGATCACGTCGGCGACGTCG